TGGAATTTTAAATTCAATATTTTGTGCTGATTTTCTCTAATCCAAACTACCCTATCTCCGTAGGAGACCTGACGAGTAGACAGATTTGGAAACATCCTGTTTAAAGTTTCTCGCGCGCCCGGACCCGGAGCAACAAAAGTGTCGTCATGCGTAAATTGCAAAGCTGGATTGACGGAATTACTAGTGGAACAATGATACCCGTAATATTCCCCTATATGAGTTTCTCCAGTAAGATATTTGAAAGTCTCTTGAAGATTTTTAGAGTTTTGTATCCCTTCCATGACTGTAATAGAGTCATTATATTTCGATGGCCGATGAGTCCAGGAAGCAATCCATTCAGCGACGTTAGCCCAAGTTCCTTTATCTTCATGCCTTGGACTGTTTTTATACCACTCGTTTACGAATCTTCTACCAGCAGTTTGAAGGCTGGTATGAAGTTCTGTAGTTCCCCACACCGACTTCTTATTAAGCTTTGCTTCTACTGCTAATTTTCTTAGATGCTTGGTATAGGAACCAACTTTACCAGTATTTTTGAAACCTATCTGCTCGTTTCCTAGCCTAACAAAATCGAGATGAGCGCGCTTCGGATCAGTTATTCCTGTTAAAACAGAGTGAACTCCTCTTGCCCCATAAAAGTGAGATATGGTAGTATTGCCTATTACGTCTCTCCAGTCTAATCCAGGGACACTCACAATATTTTCCATAATATAAACCATGCGATCATCCGCCGTTATCGAAGGGTGGAAGTACTCCACTTCCAGCCCAAGGGCGGGATCGCCATCGCTATTATATTTTGGAATAATTCCTCGTTGGAAAAGAGTCCTTTCGCTTACTTTACTGACAAACCTCTCATAGTCCTTTAATATAGACCGATCTATAAACTTATGGAGAGTCTTATCCTTTTCGCTTCCAAGCGGAATATGACGCTTGCCATACGGCGGTAAATACTCAGCCATCTAAATCCTCTAAATGCCGCCGGTTCACCTTCTCCACATACGGATTATTCACATGAATAACTCTAGTAAGAAGCTTCCAAACATCTGCGACTTCAGCTATAATTTTTTCTATTTCAGCCTTTTGAACTTCATCGTCTTCGAAAAAATATTGCACACTTAACCCAGTGCGATGAAGCATCAAAATCGTCTGGCCCTTGTGCCAACCAGAGCTCTCTCTAGACTTCTCATCATACATAACCTGATTAAAAATCACGGGATTATGAATTCCGTTTCGCTGCAGAAATGCGAGAGTCTCAGCCTCTTCCTCATAGCTCCTGCCAGTGATGATCACATCACCTGGCCCAGGGCGTATCCCACAGACTCCATCTCCGAGATGAATCACTCCGTCGATATCAAAAGCATTGATCTTCATTACTTTCTCCTAAAAAGATAATCATTATGTCTCATTTTGCCGAAAAACTTAAAACCCTTTACTTCGCGGTCCCAAGTTGATTCTGGAAAATACTTGTCTGGATATTTCATGCTCACCTTGGAAAAACTATGAAACTCAACCGCAAACTGGCGCACATAATCGGGAACCTCTCCCATCGCATCAAGAATATCGTATTCCTTTCCCTCAATATCCATCTTCATGATATCAGGTTTATATTTTTCTAGTAATTCATTAACGTTATAGGCTGCCACTGTAATTTTCAGATCTGAACTATTTCTACGGATATTAATCGAACTAGAGCTCGAGCTCCTCCTGGAGTCTGTATAATAAAAAGTGGTGGTGCCAGTGGTACCATCGGTAACTGCGGCATTCAGATTAGTCGCTTCTGGCGCGTTAATGCACAGTATTTGATGATTGTGAGGGCATGGTTCTAGCGAAATTACTTGCTTAGCGCCGGCGAGAAGGGCCATGCGAGTAAATCCCCCGCAGTTCCCGCCTAAATCCAGCACCGTCTTTCCCTCCAGCGCTCCGAATCCTTCATAATGATTTAACGAATCACTAATCATTCGCCGATCAAATGTATCTTCCCTTACCCAGTACCCATTTCTTGCATTATACACTATTTGGCATTCTATGATGCCCTTGGTATCAAAGTCATATCTCTGGCCGACTTCTGAATGAATTTTACGGCTAGAAGCTCTTGACATCAGTCTATTTCCTTATTGTGGGATGGGCACGCAGCATAGAGTTCCTCAGCATCATATTTCTCTATTTGCCGACGCGTAAATCTAGTTAGACGACGATGGGCTAGCTCATCACACTCATACTGAGTTTCCGAAAACATGAGTTGCTGCGGTGGAGTCTTCTGCGTAAATGCAGAAGGTCCACGTAGCGCCCCAATAATTCCCATTTCACGAGCAACCTTGAGATACCTGACTGCATCGATGACTACCCCGGCTGAATTGGGGGAATCAATAACGGAAAGCTGCGCGTCCAGAATAACGGGAGCGCCCATGAAGCCTTCCATCTCCAATCTGAAGTTAGCTACCTTATTGTCCTTATAGTATGAAATATACTCCGAAGGACCAGCATGTAAGAATGAACTAGCTGGATCAACTCCATGAATCTCATTTTGAGAACGAATAACATTTTCCTTAGATACTTTCTTGTACTTCAGCCTATTTTGATCCATCATGTTAAGAAAATCTGTATTTCCTCCCACATTTCTTTGAATGTGTGCCTTTACTTTGTGGCCGCGAGCAAACGCGAGCTCTTGAAGCATTTGTGATAAAATTGAAGCTCCAAATTGGGATTTCATATCATCACCCACTAATGGTATACCAGCATCGATAAATTTTTGTTCCCACTTTGGATTGGAAGCTATAAAAACTGGAATGCAATTCAAAAGAGAAACTCCAGCTGTTAAACAAGCTTCAACATAATACTCAGTAGCCTTCTGAGAACCCACTGGTAAGTAGTTGATTAGAATATCAACCTTGAGGTCTGTTAATACCTGCGCTACATCTACGGGCTTCAGATCGGCCACTCGGAATGCTTCATCATCAGGATAGTTTTTCATGAGTTCCGGCACTCCGTCTAGAATTGGGCCCATTTTAACTATTGGTCCATCTGGTACGTTGGGTTCATAAGTTGGTGTACAATTTGGCTTTGCTAGCATAGCTTCTCGAAAACACTTACCAACTTTTCTCTTATCAACATCAAAAGCAACAACTACATTAATATTATCTACTGCGTACCCTCCGATGCGACTCTGCATCACTCCTTCTCTTTCTTTTCCGCCAGTATAACCAGCATAGTAAGTGAGACCTTGATATAATGAATTAGCACAATTTCCAACGCCAACCAGTGCTACATTAATCTTTTCTAATTTCTTCTTAGCCATTTTTTTCCTTTTATTAATTGCCATACAGTGAATTAAGTTTATTTTCAAAGAGATCCCAGCGATAGGATAACGGACTTAAATGTATGCTTTTTGGCCGCTCCATATATTCAAAGTCTAGTTCTCCATAATCGTTTATAAATTGCGCAGGCCATTCAAAAATTGAATATCCGTGTTGAGCAGAAATCTTAGTTAATCCTTCGTTGAAGATGGTGGCCAATTTATTTCTTTCTTCCCACGTACCATAAAATGGAGTTCCTTTAAAATAACCAGACTTAGGAAGCTTCCTGTTCTCGTTTTCTATTGGAAGGGCTTGGACTATTTCTATATTAGGAATATCCAATCTCGCTAATTGCTCTCCGAGGTCTTTGACCATTTTTTCACATATTTCGTATGGTCTGTCTTGCCTCATGAGATGATGACGAATATCAATATTCCCCATATAAAAAGTAAGGTGAGTCAAATCTTGTACATTGCAACCAGATTTTTCTTCAATATTACTTTTTAACCCATCTCGCAGTGTACTAAAAAGAGTAAGGCCATCATTTCTGCAAACCAGGTAACCTGGAGTATATGCAGAGAAACAGTGGCTATCCCCGAAACAAAGCTTAGGAGTTTTTTCAACATAATCAAACCTTTTTGTTACTGAACATATTTCATTTAATCTATCTAATTTTAATTTACCAACATTTAAACTAGTAGATTTATTAGTCAATCTTTTTCGAACGGTATTTCCAATCATAGGCATAGCATGATTCATCACAAAAGTTGGACCTTCAAAATCTTGAATTCTAGAAAAACGACGAACTACATTATCGTCAATTCCAAAAAAGAAGTTGATAGCACCGGCGTAAGAAATTCCAAGATAAATTATAAGAACATCATACCCTTCATAAGAATCATGATTTCCTAATATTGTAACGTCTTGCCAGCCAGCGCTTTGTAACATGTTCCTATATAGACGAACCCATGCGGCATTATGGCTATGTTTCCTAGCTGGAATATTGCGCTCTAAACCATCAATTGCAATTTTTGCAGTTTTAGGTATATTAGTTGCGTTATCAGTAAAAAAATAATTTGACATTATTTTGTCCCTGTGCTTCCAAAACCACCATCACCGCGCTCGGTAATTCCTTCAAACAAAGCAGAAATCTCAACTTCTTCAATTGTGTCATAAAATACAGGAAGTAAAACAAACTGAATTATTTTTTCTCCAGATTGAATTTGTACTCCGCTCGTACCCACGTTAGTTAGATTAATGTGTATCTCTCCTTGATAGTCTTCATCCACTACGCACGCGCCAACATGAAGATTCTTCTTGACTGCCACTCCACTTTTGTTAAAAGCCATCAAAGCATGGCCAGGTGGAACATTAGCTTTAATCCCGCTTGGAATTAAACAAGAATCTCCCGGTTTTAGATAAACTCTAATTTCGTCTGGAACAAAAAAATCTATCCCAGCAGAATTTGGAGTTCCCCTAATCGGCGTTTTAACCGAGCGGACTTTGCTAATTTTCATTAGTCTTCCGAAACAGGCTTTGCTTCTTTAGTTGTAAAAGTAACATACGTAGCTATCAGTGCATCAATGCTAGTAACAACAGATGAACTAAAAGAAGCTGCATCTTTTGCCTTTGTAACAGCAACATCACTTGTCAGCGCAGTAACGCCCAGACTAGTATAATATTGAATAGCAAATTCTCTCAGCTGAATTAACTTTTGAACTTCTTCATTTTCCATTTTTCTTTCCTTCCTTGTGATTATTCAACGCCCCAATATAAGCTGCGGCGTCTAATAAATTGTCTTCCTTATGATTATAAGATTCTCTAGAGAATTTTAAAGCTATTATAGCAACAAACATATCATCTGTAGACCAGTCTTTACCAGTCATTCCCGAAGCAATTTTAGCAGCCCTTGCCATTCCATCCACAAATGGTCCGTACTGTCTTTCTTTTTCTTCGCTACGCTCATTGACTATTTCATTAGCTTTTTCTAAAATATTCATTCAAATAATTCCAAGGATTTTTTAATAGTAAACTCTATAATTTCCTCTTTAGACATATCGAAGCTGGGCAATGCCAAACCATTTTGCACGATATAGTTCCAAGTAATATGTCGTTTTAATTTCAACGGATCTACTTCTGGATGACCGTTAGCTACTACTTGTGGATAATAATTGTTGGCAATATTTTCCATCATTTTAAAATGTCTTTCATAAACGTGAAAACTTCCAGCAGAATGATAATAATAACCGAGTTTAAGAGTTGGATAATGGTCCCTTAATTCGTTTAACATTAGCTGCTGAAACAAGCAGAAACTAAAAGCATCATTGCAAAATCCAAAAACTGCGTCATTGGATCTCATGTACGCTCC